AGTTTCGTTAAACTCCTCATCAAGAGTAAAGTTAATGTAAAAATCCATCATCTGTAGATAACGGTTTACTTGTTGATTTATCAACGGTAGATACTTCTTGATGATTTTAGTTTTAACTCCACCATCCTTGAGTAATGAATACGAAAAATCGTGATAACGAATGGTTTCTTTCTTAGAAGCTAATGCTTCATAAGTTGTTGCTAAATTTTCCTTGAAAGATTCTAACTTCTCATGCTCAGTATTTCTGTCTGCAAGTTGTTCGGTAATTGTTTGAATTTCCGATTCCAAATCCTGCTGCTGTCGTTGCCAGCCAGAGATAAGAGTATTGTTTTGAGAAATGCCATGTGTTAGTTTAGTAATCTCCTTCGATAGGGCAGTAAATTGACGCTCTCGTTCTTCTTCGTTTTCAATTGCTTGCTCCAGTTCTTTATAACCAGATTGCAACTCCTTTGCTTTAGTTTGAGCATCAGCGATTTTATTTATTCTAAACTCCTCCTCAATGTCTTGCCCACAAGTAGGACAAACCGTATGATCTGTGAAAAACTTATGGTCTTTGGTAATGGTAGATACCTTACTGGATATTTTTCCTTTAAGGTTTCCTAACTCACGCAATTTTTTTGTTGCACCTGTTACTTTTTCTTGTTCTTCAGTAAGTCCAAATACCCGATCCTCTTTATGTTCGTTCTGTAACATTGCTACACAAATTTCATCACCAAGTTCTCTACTTTTTTTCTTCTTTTCTTCTATTCTTCCTTTACCTCTACTCTCTAATTCTTCAATAAAGTTCTCTTGCATACCTACTTTATCATTAAGAGATTCTTTCTTAAGATCTAATGTCTTTATTTCATCTCTAACAAGTTTAATCTCATCCTTAATAATATTATTCATCGAAGAAAAGATTTTAATATCTAATAAATCTTCAATAACTTCTCTTCTATTAGTAGCTGTCAACTGCATAAAAGGAACAAAATTAGTAGATCCTAAAATAACAATTTGAGTAAAAGACTTGTAATTCATTTTAAGAACATTTTGCTCTAACCACTTCTGCTGATCATTAGCATTAGCAAATTGATCTAAACAATTATCATCCCTATAAATTTTAAATATATTTGGTTTAATTCCTCTTACAACTTTCCATTCAACATCATTTATTGATAATTCTACCTCTACTATACAATCTTTTTCATTTACAGAATTTAAAAGTTGAGACTTATTAATCTTCCTGAAAGGCTTACCAAATAGACTGAATGTAAGTGCATCCAATACCGTACTTTTTCCAGCACCATTCTGACCTACAATCAATGTAGTTGAATTTTTAATAAGTTCAATTTCACTAAAGTGGTTTCCTGTTGAAAGAAAGTTTTTCCACTTTATTTTT